TTATTATATAAAGTTTAATGGAAGACATTATTGATTTAATCGCTACTGATGGTAAACCATCGGATATTAGTGATGCCATGAAAGAAATTCTGTACACTAAATCTGCTAGCAGAATTGATAGTGTAAGACCAGAAGTTGCTAATACTATGTTCAATGAACCAGAAACTACCGAAAAAGGGGAAGAATAATGAGTAGAATTTTGTTGAAGGGAACAGAAATTCAAGTACCAAATACGGTTGGTGCTGGTTCAAGTTTTAGTGAAGCAACTGTTGTTCGTTTAGCAAATCCAAGTGACACTGATTATGTAATTACAGTTTCTGAAACTAATGCTGGACCAACAATTGGTACTTTCACTATGTTGGCAAATACGACAGAACTGTTGGAAAAACAACCAGCACATACTGTTCACGTATCAACCGGTACTGATGTATTGGGAACAAAAGTAGGATTCACAGGATAAACTAATGAAACTAATCACAGAAGAAGTAACAAACGTAAAAATTATCACCGAAGGCAAAGGTGCCAGTAAGAAGCTTTACATCGAAGGTGTATTTCTTCAAGGTGAATTAAAGAACCGTAATGGGAGAATGTATCCCATTCAAACTCTTGCAAGAGAGGTTGCTCGTTATAATGAAACTTTTGTGAATAAGGGTCGTGCCCTTGGCGAACTCGGTCATCCTGATGGACCTACCGTTAACCTCGATCGTGTTTCCCACAAGATTACTTCCTTGGTTCAAGAAGGTAATAACTTTAAAGGAAAGGCACAAATTCTTTCAACCCCTATGGGTAAAATTGCATCTTCTCTCCTTGATGAAGGTGTCATGCTTGGCGTTTCTTCTCGTGGTGTTGGATCACTCCAAACCACTAGTGAGGGATGCAAAATCGTCGGTGAAGATTTTCAGTTAGCAACTGCTGCTGATATCGTTGCCGACCCTTCCGCACCTGACGCTTTTGTCAACGGAATTATGGAAGGAAAAGAGTGGGTATGGGAAGGAGGAATTCTCCGTGAACAACTCGCAGAAAGAACTGAGAGAAGGATTAACACACTTGTTGACCAAAGAAGACTTGAAGAGCATAAACTTGCGCTCTTCCAAGATTTCCTCTCAAATCTTTAATTCTATAAATAAATATAGATTAAATACAAAGATCTAAAAAATGTCCGCTGGTAACAATTTACAAGAAATGGAAAACGTAGTAACCAAAGGCGCATCACCTGCAGAACCAATGACTCCTCCTTCTGGAGCAGCAGTGGAAGATTTGGGTGGTCCTACTCCCGAAAACTATAGACCCGATGATAATTCGGCTCAGTTAAAGGATCCAGGAGCAACCCTTAAGCAGGTTAAAGATGTAGTTAATGCTAAAGCAGCAGCTGCTGAAGAAACTGAAGCAGAAGTCGCAGACGATCAAGAGATCGTTGCAGAAGCAGAAGCAACCGAAGAGGAAGTAGTTTCTGAAGAAGAGACTACCGAAACTGAAGTTGTTGCTGAGTCTGAAGAAGAAGTAGCAGTAGAGTACAGCATCGAAGAAGATGTTGAGGCACTGCTCGCTGGTGAGGAGCTTTCGGAGGAATTCCAAGAGAAAGCACGCACCATCTTCGAAACTGCAATTGCTGCAAAAGTTTCTGAAGTTAAGGAGCAACTTGCAGCTTCCTACGAAGAAACTCTTGTAGAAGAAATTGTTACCATCAAAAAGGATTTGACAGAACGTGTTGACTCCTACTTAGAGTATGTTGCTGACGAGTGGTTGGCTGAAAACCAACTCGCAGTTGAGCAAGGTCTTAAGACCGAAATGACCGAATCATTCCTCACTGGAATGAAGGGTCTTTTTGAAGAACATTATGTAACCATCCCTGAAGATAAGTATGATGTACTAGAGAGCATGGTAGATAAACTTGATGAAATGGAAGGAAAACTCAACGAGCAAATCGAAAGAAATGTTTCGCTCAATAAGAGATTAGCAGAATCAGTTGCTGATGTAATCTTTGCAGATGTCACTGAAGGTCTTGCAATGTCTCAGAGAGAGAAACTCGCTTCTCTTGCCGAGAATGTTGAGTTTGATAGTGAAGATAGCTATCGTGAGAAGCTGGTTAAGTTGAGAGAGTCTTATTTCCCAACTAACGCAAGCGCACAGAAAGATAATTCGGAGTTAGTTTCAGAGTCTGTTAACTACGAGAGCACCGCTCCTGTAGGTTCTATGGCAAATTATCTGAAGACTCTGGATAGAGTTTCGAAAAAGTGATTTTTTAATTATAAATCAAACTTAATTTTAAACACCGAGGTAAAAATCAAATGCAAATGTTCAATGTAGAACAGCTGCAGGAGAAGTGGTCCCCCCTCTTAGACTACGAAGGTCTTGATCCAATCAAAGATTCTCATCGTAGAGCGGTAACTGCAATCCTGCTCGAAAACCAAGAAAATTCAATTCGTGAGGAAAAGGAATTCCTCATGGAAGCACCAACCAACAGCACCGCTTCTGGCGCTAATCCTGGTCTGGGTGCAGCAACCAGCGGAGCAATGCAAGGTTTCGACCCTGTTCTGATCTCCTTGATCAGACGCTCCATGCCTAACCTGATCGCTTATGATATCTGCGGCGTTCAGCCAATGAACGGTCCTACTGGACTGATCTTCGCAATGCGTTCCCGCTATGAGTCTAACACCGGAACCGAGAACTTCTACAACGAAGTCGATTCCGCATTCTCTGGTCAGGACGCTGGATTCAACGAGACTGATGGTTTCACCGATGGAACCGTTGGTATGGGTACTACTGCTCAGCAGGGTTCCAATCCTTCCGTTCTCGATGCTTCCAACCAAGCAAACAATGCAACTGGTTCCGACATCTACAACGTAGGTCAAGGTCTCCGCACCGACGCTGCTGAAGGTCTGGGAGAAAGCGAAGCATTCAACCAGATGGCATTCTCGATCGAGAAGGTCACCGTTACTGCTAAGTCCAGAGCGCTGAAGGCAGAGTACAGCTTAGAGTTGGCTCAAGACCTCAAGGCGATCCACGGTCTGAATGCAGAAGCTGAGTTGGCAAACATCCTCAGCACTGAGATCCTCGCTGAAATCAACCGCGAAGTTGTTCGTACTATCTACAAGACTGCACGCCCTGGTGCTCAGGCAAACGTTGCAACTGGTGGTACTTTCGACCTCGACGTTGACAGCAACGGTCGCTGGTCCGTTGAGAAGTTCAAAGGACTTATCTTCCAAATCGAGCGCGACGCTAACGCAATCGCACAAGAGACTCGTAGAGGGAAGGGTAACACCATCATCTGCTCCGCAGACGTTGCTTCCGCACTTGCAATGGCTGGTGTTCTCGATTACACTCCTGCACTCAACGCTAACCTGAACGTTGATGACACTGGTAACACCTTCGCTGGTGTTCTCCAAGGTAAGTATAAGGTCTACATCGACCCATATTCTGCAAACGTTTCTGCTAACCAGTACTACGTTGTTGGATATAAGGGTTCTTCACCTTATGACGCTGGTCTCTTCTACTGCCCATACGTTCCTCTCCAGATGGTTCGTGCCGTTGGTCAGGACACCTTCCAGCCTAAGATCGGCTTCAAGACCCGCTATGGTATCGTTGCTAACCCATTCGCACAAGGTATCACTGCTGGTTCTGGTGCTCTTACCACCAACGCTAACCGCTACTACAGACGCACTAAGGTCACCAACCTCATGTGATCCAAAGGATTCACAAGGTTGTTACAGAGGGTCCTTCGGGACCCTCTTTTTTTATCTAAATACAAATAAAAACAATGGCATCAATATTTGATAGGCAGATACAAAATAGAAATTTCCTATCTCCCATTGGGTTTAAATTTGTCTTGGGAAAATTTCCCAAGGTTGGTTTTTTCTGCAATTCTGCTAGAATACCAGAAATTAATCTAACAAGTGTCTCCCAACCATCATATCTAAAAACTATTGATATTCCAGGAGATCTCATTACCTTTGGTGCTATGAATTTGGCATTTTTGGTTGATGAAAATATGGAAAACTATATGGCAATCCATAATTGGATTAGCGGATTAGGATTTCCCGAAACAACTGAAGAATTTAAAGATCTCACCACAAACACAGATGGTGTTAGAGATAATAAAGAACAATACTCCGATGGAAGTCTTCATATCTTAAACAGTAACTATAATACAACAGCTGTTGTAAAATTTACTGACATGTATCCAACTTCATTAAGCTCTTTAGAGTTTAATGCAACAGACTCGGATGTGAACTACTTTACAGCACAGGTATCTTTCAACTATACTATCTACAATATCTTATCCTCAGACGGCAGAACTCCCTTATGAACCTTGAAAAAATTCAGGAGATGTGGGAAAAAGACTCTCAGATCGATCCTGATAATCTACATGATGAATCACTAAAAATACCACAACTTCACTCCAAGTATTACACACTCTACAATACTATTACATTATTGAGAGAGAAAGCAAGAGATACTTACCATAGAGTGAAACTGGAAAGGTGCAATTACTACACAGGAAAAGCACCAGCAGAAGTTTATATCGAAGAACCTTTTCCATATAAGATCAGAGAAAAGGATGTGCTACAGAGGCATCTAGACGCCGATGAGAAACTGTCTACTATAGACCTGAAGGTTCGGTACTATGATGTTATGTTGAAGTTCTTAGAAGAGATTATTAAAACAGTTTCAAACAGAACTTTCCAAATTAAGAATGCTATCGAATGGAATAAATTCCAAGCAGGGTTCAACTAAATATTAAATATTGATTCGTCAAATCTAGTAAAAACCTCAAATCCTATGTCCTCAGGTTCCCATTATGATGATTTTAACGGTGAGTATTATCCAGAAGATCCATCAAATTCATCAGAGTGGTTAATGCAAATGTTCATGGGTATAGATGAATTAAGAATTCTCTATGATCATGTATGTTTTTCTATAGAGACTTGGCCAGGTTCTCCTAGGCGTCCAGCAGAAGAACAGGAATATTTAAAATATTTGAGAGGGAAATTATTCTCTATGATATGCGAATATCAGTTTACAGAGGGTCAATAAATATTCATAGGTGATACTTATGGATTATGTCTCATTTGATTATATCGAAAAAGAACGAGGTATATCTTCAAGTAAAAGCAGAACCACATATTTACTACGAGTTAGCAGACCAGTTTACGTTTGAAGTACCTGGTGCTAAGTTTATGCCACAATACCGTAGTAAGTATTGGGATGGAAAAATACGATTGTTTAATACCCAGACAGGAGAGATATACGTTGGGTTATTAGATAAGGTTATTCAGTTTTGTAAAGACCACGGATATAGTTACGACTTCGCGGATAATAAATTCTACGGTCTTCCTTTTGAGGTCAATGACATGATCTCCCCAGAAGGTGTTAAAGACTATATGAAATCTATTTGTAGGTATTCTCCAAGGGATTACCAGATAGAAGGTGTTTACGACGCCCTAAGACATAATAGAAGACTGCTGATATCCCCAACTGCTTCGGGAAAGTCTCTGATGATATATTCTCTTGTGAGATATTACGTTGAGAGGCAGCAAAATATTCTGATAGTCGTTCCGACGACTTCCCTAGTAGAACAGATGTATAAAGACTTTGCAGACTATGGTTGGGATGTAGGTTCATATTGCCACAAAATATATGCGGGACGTGAAAGAGAGACCGATTCTCAGGTGATCATCACCACCTGGCAGTCCATCTACAAACTTCCCCGCAAATATTTTTCAAAATTTAATGTGGTAGTTGGAGATGAAGCACACCAGTTCAAATCTAAGTCCTTAATATCTATAATGTCAAAGCTTGCTGATTGTAAGTATCGCTTTGGTTTTACTGGAACCTTGGATGGTACACAGACACACAAGTTGGTTCTAGAGGGTTTATTCGGTCCTTCATATAAGATTATTCGTACAGAAGAACTGATGCAGAAGGGGCACGTTGCTAAGTTGGATATTAATGTGCTTCTACTGAAGCACCCTGCACATAAATTTGAAACTTTTGAAGACGAAGTTCAGTATATCATAAATCACAATCAAAGAAATAATTTTATTCGAAATCTTGCTCTTGACCTAAAAGGTAACACACTAATTCTATTTGCAAGAGTAGAAGGTCATGGTCAACCATTATTTGATATGATAAATAATGGCAGGGTGGATGATCGTCATGTGTTCTTCGTTCATGGTGGCGTAGCCGTTCAAGATAGAGAAAAAGTTAGAGAAATTACTGAAAAGGAAAATGATGCGATTATCATTGCATCTTATGGAACTTTTTCTACTGGAATTAACATTAAGAACCTACACAATGTTATTTTTGCTTCTCCTTCTAAATCACGAATTAGAAATCTGCAATCAATTGGCAGAGTGCTCAGGAAGGGGAATAACAAAACCAAAGCAACTCTGTATGATATCGCTGACGACATATCCTACAAATCCAGGAAAAATTATACACTTAATCATTTAATCGAAAGAATAAAAGTATATAACGAAGAAAACTTTAATTATGAAATTATAAACATACCGCTAAAAAAATGATGGGAGATGAATTCTACGCAATTATTAAATTAGTATCAGGAGAGGAGTTAATTGCTCTTGTCTCAATCGATGATACTGAAGGAGAACCTATTGCAATTCTCCAAAATCCTGTTGTGGTTAAAGTTATTAATCATCCAACAGGAGCAATGATCAAGGTTAAGCCTTGGATGGAGTTGGTTGATGATAAACTTTTTGTTATGAAAGCAGATAAAATTATTACGATGACAGAAACAGAAGATGAGAATATAATTAGAATATATAAGAACTACATCTTCGAAGCAGAGGAAGAAGAAGAACTAACTCAACCTCCAAATGACGACTACCTAGGGTCTGCAAAGTTAGATACTAAGATGGGATATCTTTCCTCTGTAGAAGATGCACGTAAGTTATTTGAAGAACTCTATAAACTAGAAGATACTAAAGAAAGCTAAAGCCTGTCTCTTTAACCCTAACAAAGGTATTCTACAGACAATTTACATACTTGTCAAGTCTTTGTTTTGATGTTATAATAAAAAGATCTTATACC